GCTTATGATGGTAGAGAAGATGACTTGGGAGATATTATTAAAGGTAAGTATCCAGATGGTATGTCTTCTGGTGAGATTGGATGCGTGACATCTCACCTTAAGGCAATGAAGCATTTTTTAGATACAAGTGATGCTCCTTATGCTGTTATGATGGAGGATGATTGTGATTTAAGTCTTGCAAGAAATTGGAGTTTTACTTGGCAGGATTTTATAGCAAGGGTTCCTTATGCATGGGACGTAGTTCAGATTGCTATTATATGTACAGGAGATATAACAGTTCCTATTCATACTAGATTTGTAAATGAATTTTCTACTGCTTGTTATGTTATTACAAGACATCATGCAGAGAAGTTAGTTAAGTTTCATTGTAGAGGTGGGTATACTGGTAAACAAAAATATAAACTTGACCAAGGTGTTAAGCCTAGACCTGTAGCAGATGATTTGATATACAATTCTGGTATCACATATGCTTGTCCTCTTCTTCTTTATAAAATTGAGTTAGGATCTACTATTCATCCAGAACATATAGGGATATTTCATAAGGGTAATCATGATGGTATCAGAAATTTCTGGGACCAACAGGGTGCTATGATGACTGTAGAGAAGATTACAGAGTTTGATCCTTATAGAGGGCGTGTGGCGGAAGCGACACCGACCCAACCAGCTTGACACATCCGTAAAGTTCTGTTAAGATAAATAAATCATACAAAGGAATCGAAAGATCGTACCCCTACGTAGATGTAAACAAGATCCCATGTCGGGGGTCTTATCATCCGCAGGGATTTTTTATGCCCTTGCGAGATAATAATAAACAATCATGTCTATTAAATCAACAATCGCTGCTGTTGCAGCATCTCCTTTCCTACTCGCTGGTGCAGCTTTTGCTGGTCCATATGTGAATGTAGAAAGCAATCTATCATATCCTGATGGCGATTACTCTGCTACTGCAACTGATGTTCATATCGGTTATGAAGGTTCAGTAAGCGAAGGTAAGATCGCATATTACATCCAGGGTGGTCCTTCACTAGCTCATAGTGATGCTACTGACGATACAGAAACAGAACTTTCTGGTAAAGTTGGTGCTTCTTATGCTGTTAACAGTGACCTTGCTCTTTATGGAGAGATCTCTGGTGCTACCAATGGCGAAGACACTGATGGTGATACCATCCGTGACTATGGTGCCAAGATTGGTGCTAAGTTCGTATTCTGATTTCTAATCAGTTAATACACACAAGACCCCTTGCATTGCATGGGGTCTTTTTTTATGTTATAATATAAGTGTCAAGGCTTCGCTACCTAGACTGCTGCAAGTCCCTTTGGTGGTTTCAGACTTGGAGGCGATAGGAAACCATCACTCTATAATATCACTATGAAAAAGACAGAAGATATAGTAATGCATCCTCTCTGGATAGGGCCAGTGATGCTTATGTTTTTGGTAGTAATGATACAAACCCTTCATACTCTTACTCATTGGCAGATGGAAATGGATGCAGATGCATGGTGTAAAAATAATGCAGAGTGGATAGAAAGTAATACTAATGATGATTATTAGTTCTTCTTATTGATGTTAGGACATAGGTATAATTACCTTGACTTAAACTTAATGTTTGCTATATAATTATGTTACATTACTTCATACTATGACTGTAACAACAGAGTATGGTAAGCAAAATATGTTTGCCAAAGAACCACCTATCGAACTTATACAGCAGGAAAAAACAATGAATGAACAAGCAGAACTAGCAAACGGACGTTGGGCAATGATTGGTATTATTGCTGCTCTAGGATCTTATGCAGTCACAGGTCAAATTATTCCAGGAGTATTTTAAGATGTCTAACGTAGCAATCTGGCAGAGAGCTAATGGGAGGTTTGCAATGGTTGCTTTTTGGGCAATCATAGGAGCATATACTCATTTTAAATACTTCACATAACTAAATAACTATTCGTAAATATTTTTAATTCAAGATAAATGGGAGAACTTCAGGCAGTAGATTCAGTGTCACCGATAGTAGCAATTCTTTGGGTATTCTATCCAATGGCAGCTTTAGTGTTGGTTGAAGTTCTCCTTCGCATCTTCAGGAATGATGATGACGATGATGATGGTGGTAAGGGTGTACGTGTATGGCAACCTGCCACAGTACCTACTGGAGCATGATGGATTTTGATCATTATTATTGGAGATGGGCTGAGAAGTGGAATGGGAGGTTAGCTATGGTAGGAGTTGTATCAATTGCTACCTATTTTCTCTTGACAAAACTTTAGAAGGTATATATACTTATAGTATTAATACCTAGTCAAATGCCTCAAGTATTTTTTCTTTTAACTGTAGCAGCATACACATTAACAAATGTTGGTCAATTCGCTTTTCAATAGTCCTTATAGAGAACTCATGGAATTTGGGTTCTTTGTTTGCGTTGGCATAACTGCTGGCTCTTTAGGACTTATATAATAATATATAAATCAGGTTGCATTAATCACATGGCTTCGTATACAGTAACACTTATAGATGAAGAAGGAGAACAGTCAACTTTTGATTGTGATGATGACGTTCTAATAATGGAACAGGCAGAAGAAGAAGGTATTGATATGCCTTATTCATGTAAAGCAGGTGCTTGCTCTACATGTGCTGGTAAGATAATAGAAGGTACAGTTAATCAGGACGATCAATCAATGTTAGATGATGATCAATTAGAAGCAGGATATGTGTTAACATGCGTTGCATATCCCACATCAGATGTTACAATAGAGTTAAACAAAGAGGAGGAATTGTATTGACAGACATGATGCCGAAGGAACAACTTCGTCAAGAGACTTTAACTATTCTCTTGAAAGAATTTGGTTCTACTCATTCTAGCAAAGCCATCTATGATTGTGCTGAAGAGTGGACTAGAAGACAACCCACCACTTCAGGGCTTGTCAGTTACTTCAAAGCATATTATAATAATACTAAATAAAAAATCATGTCTAACATGACAATACATAGAATTAGGTTATCTAAAATGCAAAAAATTGTCAATATCATTGCTATTACGTCTGGTTTTGTATCTGCTGCCGTTATCGCTAGTGGTGTATATGTATATGTCAACAGAGATTCAATTGTTGATGGCATTAAGTCTCAAGCTATTGAAGCAGTTACTGGGTCTTTAGGTGGTGGTGCTTTAGGTGGTGCTGGTGGTGCTATTGGAGACTTCCCACTTAAGAGTCCTGATGCTTCTCCACAAGCAGCTGCTCCTGCTCCATCAGGTGGTTTAGGAGTTCCTACTTTCTAAATAGGATAGTTGCTATACTATTATGCCTGAAGAGGTAAAGGAAGAAATTAAAGAAGAAGTTGAAGAAAAAAAGAAAGGCTTCTTTGGTAAAGTAAAATCTGCCATTGTCCCTGATGCTGATGAACAAGCAGCAATCATCTCGACAATGGTGCGAATTACGGTTCTTGCCTGGTCTGGCGGAATTTTGACTTTAAATTACGTGGCCATCCCAGGTGTACCGCAGCAGAAAATTGATCCAACATTTATAGCTTCGGTTTTTACAGGAGTTTTAGCTAGCTTTGGAATTCAGACTGCTTCTAAGAAGGGTGATGGTACCATGAAGATGAATGGTAATGGTAATGGTAGTAATGGTGGCACTCCCCCTGTTACAGCAAAGGATATTGAGGCTATCATAGCAAAATCTGGTCCTACTCAAACAATTAGAATTGAGCAAGCACCTCTTAAAATTACTACTGATACTCCCCAAGAACCTCCTTACAAAATGTAAAGAGAAACTTAAATGAATAACTAATTATTCATATGAACAACCAATATCCCAAACCAAGGTGGGATCTAGAGAATGATGTAGTACGACTTGAGCAAATGATTATTGTTTACGAACAAGAAATCGAAAAACTAAAGATAGAAAAAGATGAGCTTCAAAGAGAAATTTTATTTCTCAGACGTAAATTAGAAATAGAGGAGGAAGAAGATGTGGAACTTTAACCCTAAAGATGGGTTTAATAAATTAGTTGAGTGGGATAAAAAGTTAATTAAAAAATGTCAGGAGAAGTGGGGTCTCACTGACTATCAAGTAGTTTGTATAAGTTTTGCAAAGGGATTTATATTAGGTGCGTTGATACTCTAACTGAGTCAGGAAGTCCACACTGAACTAGGCAAAATTACTCAATCTATGCTATAAATATGTGTAGTACGGGATTGAAGAATCATGCCCCTGACTCATTACACAGTCGGATATCACGACACAGAATTACATCATCATGAGATCTGTGAATATGCAGTGGATGCATATGAAGCAATACAACATAGTAAAGAGGATGTCCCAGTGTTAAGGGAGCATCCTCTTTTTATTGACTATGCATTGAAGGAAGTATAATGACTCTTATACTGACAAAAGTATTAGTATGGGGTATAATATTTTCATCACTTATTAATCTATATCATTTGGCATGACATTTATTAATTTAATTCCTCATGGGAATTATCCAGGACTGTCTCCTGAGGGACAGATAATTGCTATCATAATAGCATTATTATTTTTCTTAGTGGGGTATGGATTATATCTTACCTTTGGTCCAGGGAGTCAACCCCTTAGAGATCCTATTGATGAGCACGCAAAGATGCATGAGTTAGGTATAGCTCATGGACATGAAGGTAAAGCCCTATGGATAAAAGAAAAGGGTAAGAACATTGAACACAGTCATCCTCCAGATTTATTGGGATGACTGAGGTTGTTCATGGTGTAAATATTATGTTAGCTATACTTCTAGTAGGAGTATGTGTTACAATATTCTGGATATTCAAGTACGATGATTGGAATCCTAACCCCATTAATGATAGCCACCACTCCAGGTCAGTGGATTCAGGACATCAGGAATTGGGAAGCAGAGCAGAATAGAACACCAGTAGAAGAGTCTATAAATAAATCACTAATAGAATTGGAGTGGGAAGATGGGAGCGATGGTACCTCCGAGCAGGAAGAGTTGTTACAACTTCAGGGTGACAAAGATAGTCAAGGTACTAGACGGGGATACGATAGATGTTCTGATAGATCTTGGATTCGATTTATTCAAGAAAGAACGGGTAAGAATTGCGGGGGTGGACACACCAGAGAAGAGGACAAGAGACCTTGAAGAGAAAGCATTAGGAATAGATGCTACTAATTGGTTGAAGA